TTTTTAGTAGTTCTTTCATAGTATTTCTCCTCCAGAGTATTTATACTGATAAATACCATTATGTATAACTTTATTAGATATGTAAGCCTAAACGAAGGAACAGCACCTAAAAGTCTAGAGCAGACTCCATTGCCTTATGCAAAAGATGACCTCGATCCCAGTATTAGCGAAGATACAATCAATTATCATTATGGTAAATTATACAAAGGGTATGTAGATCGTTTTAATAAAGGAGAAGGCGATGCCGACTTTAATGAAGCTGGAGCATTTCTGCACGATATATTATTTCGACAATACCAAAAATCTTCAAATTCTAACCAACCTACAGCTATTTCCGAAAACTTTATTAATAAACATTTTACTAGTTTTGACAAATTCAAAACTGAATTTGAAAAAACAGCGATGAAAATTCAGGGTTCAGGATGGGTATATCTTGCTAGAGACGGTTCGATTAAAACTATCAAGAATCATGAAATACGTATGGACATTATACTGCTTGTGGATTGGTGGGAACACGCATGGGCACTTGACTACCAAGCTGACAAGAAAAAATATCTGGCCAATCAATGGAAGATTATTAATTGGAACCTAATAGGTTCTAGAGTTGGTCGATTGTCTTAAGACTGCTAACAGGCATATCCCAAACACGTCTAGCTTCTACTCCTTTGCTCTGAGCAAACTTTTTTGGGTCGCAATCTGCACACACATGGTAATAGTTATTGTTTAGGCGCTTGGGATTCATAGCGCCTTTTTCACGTCTAAATACACCTTGACAACTATCACAACGAAACACGATGACTGTTCGCTTACGCATATAGGTATGGTGTAGACCCTTTTTACTGGTGCGCATGTGTTGTGTTTGTTCGAATTCTGTGCCTAAGTACATACTACTATTTACATTAAGATTATAAAATGCCTTTGATAAATAGAATATCGAGGGCAAATATGATCAATATCACCGAGTCAGCAAAGACAAAAATCAAAGATCTTCTTTATGAAGAAGCCAATCCTAAATTGGCATTACGTACATTTGTTCAAGGAGGAGGCTGTAGTGGATTTAGCTATGGCTTCACGTTCGATGAAGAAATGAACGAAGATGACTTTGAAATTCCTTTAGATGAATTCAAAGTATTAGTAGACAGTATGAGTATGCAGTATCTACAAGGTGCAGAAATAGATTATAAAGAAGAATTAATGGGTAGTCAGTTCGTTATTAAGAACCCAAATGCAACAACCACATGCGGCTGCGGTAGCAGTTTCGGAGTTTAACTAATGTCACAACAAATAATTAATGTAGGTATCCAGGGCAACGATGGTACTGGAGACAGTATCCGCGACAGTTTTACCAAAATAAACGAAAACTTTACAGAAATTTATGCTGTATTTGGCGAAGGTGGACAGATCAAGTTTGGTAACTTGGCAGATGCTCCGGGCACAACGGCCTATGCTATAACTAATATTTCTTCTAGCGGCACACAAGTTACTATTACATTTAACAACACCAGCTTAACTCTACAGCCCTATGTTACAGGACAAAATGTAGTAATCAGCGGTTGTAGTCCAAGCACTTATAACGGAACTTATCAAGTAGTCGCGGCAACAACAAACACTATTAGCTATGCAAGCTCTGCTACCGGTACAGCAACGATTAAAGGAACAATTACTAATCCTGCATATCAAGCCAATCAAGTGATCATGGCAGACAATGCCGGTAGTAGTCTAACCGCTCGAACTGTTCAAGCAGGAGCAAACATCAATATCGATACTTCAAATAATGGTATATTGAAGATCTCATCTACTACAGGACAGTTGATCAACGACCCTACTCCTATTCTCGGTGAACACATGAACGCAAGACATGCGTTTACTATCGGAGCTTTAGCCTATCCTAGTCAAACCATTGTAGACAGTTTTAATGCGTTATATCAAAATAATAGCATCGCTGATCCGGCAGGAACTCTTTATACACTACGCGATCTTACACCGACAATTGGATATCTACAAGATAACTACTTGACTATTAACACCGCGACCGGTTCGGTTGCAAATGCATTAAAAGTTAGAAATGAACCTAGCACACCGCAATACAGTGATCCAGATTATGATAGTACTCTGCAGGGAAATTATGTAGCAACTGAAGCTATGCAACGTCGTCATACAGTTCGCCGAGACGGTGATAAGATGACAGGTCTGTTGACTTTAAGCGATCACCCTGGAGAGTTAGCAGGTTACGGAACTCCTAACGGTACTGATGATCTACAGGCCGCTACTAAATTTTATGTTGACAATAGCACTTATTTTAGTGGAGTTAATTTATATGTTAGCACAGCCAAGGGTGATGACTTACAACGTAATACTCCTGCTGGACGCCAAGGCCGAGCTTGGCAATATGCTTATAAAACTGTAGGTGCCGCGGCTTTACAAGCCCAGACTTTAATCAGTTTAGCCAGCTTAGAACCCGGACCATATCGTCAGACTATTGCCTATACTGTAGGATCTACACAATATAAGAGCACAGTATTGAGTGCTAATTTGACTGGCGGTAATAGCAGTAATACTGGTTATATGTCACTCACAAATTTATTAGAGGAAAATAAGGCATTTATCCAAGCTGAGACTATTGCTTATCTTAACCGAAAATATGTAAACACTTTCAGCTTTGATCAAACACTATACACTAATATTTTAACCAATGTCCTAAATGGATTAGCATATGATCTAGTATTCAGTAATGGTACCGGTAGTTTATCAAACTATAATGTAAACACACAAGCTAGTTTACTCTACAATGTAAACAACAGTAATATTATCAATAATCAATTAATACAGATTCAGGATGCTCTTAACTATGCATTAAATTCGATTTTAGGATTCAGCTATAGTACATCCGCAACACAGACCTATATAGGTCAGGTTATTGATGCATTGTGCTATGACTTAATTTTTGGTTCAAATTATCAAAGTATTCAGGTTGCTTTGCTATTTGGAGATGGGGCTAATACTCAATTAAGTGCTGGCGAAATAGTAGGCGCCCTTAACCAGTTGTCAACTGTTATCACTACCAGTGCAAGTTGGAACGCATCTCTAATCGCGGCGCCTAGTGCTATTAATACTATACAGAATTTAATAAGCGAAATTATAGCTATAATCTATGCTGGAACTATTCCTACCACTATTACTCCAACATTTGGTTCTTTAGCTTCAACAACAACTAGCCAAAGCTCTGCACTATATCTATTGATTAATAATATACCATGGATACAAGCAGAACTAATTGCCTATATCACAGCAAACTTTCCAAATGTTGCCTACAACCGAAACAGTTGTGAACGAGATATAAAATATGTAATCTGGAGTTTGACCTACGATATGATGTACGGAGGTAACAGTCAGACTGTTTACGCCGGACTGAGATATTGGTTATACACTAGTATATTAAACATCGATCCTCCGCAATTCTGGGAACAAATTTATAACTATCTCGGAGTACTAGTCACAGCCGCGGTAAGCAATACTCCTCCTACTTTGCTTTATCAGACCAGTGTTATACAATATCTAAACACAACATATACAGGCGGATCAGCACAGGTAACAGGATTAAGTGCTAATGTAACATCATTAATCAGTATATTAGGTAGTGACGGATCGATAACACCTACACCACTAACTTTAGTTGGCTATCCTACAACGGTGACCGTAGGGTCGACCATAACTGCAACAAGTATAGTAATTGCCGGTGGCACAGCTACAATAGCTTTTAATACTCAACCTATCGTTCAATTTCCAGTAGGATCAACTATCACAGTAGCAGGATTTGTTCCTGCACAGACAACAGGAACTGTAAACAATGTTAATGGTACGTATACTGTTAGTGCTAGTACAACAAGTAGTGTAAGTTTTGCACTAGTCGGTAATTACACTGCGACTACATTAGGTACTGTCTCTATCTCTATAGCTATATCAGTAACATATCCTACAGTTACTAACGGTGGTAGCATATTACAAACCATTAGAACTGCTATACAAGGTCAAAAAACCGGCAAGACATTCACAGCTAGTATTAGTCAAAGTACTCTTACTATTACTGGTTCTAGTCCTGGAACTCCTTTTGGTGTTGGAGATTTTATTACAGGTGCTGGAGTAGCAGATGGTACACAGATTACTGGTGGATCAGGACTTACATGGACTATTAACATTCCACAAACTGTAGCCAGTACTCAGATGACAACTAGTCTTGTAACTGGTACTACAAACTACATCAACGCTACATATTCTGTTATTAACGATACGACTAGTAATTCGGAAATTAATAATTTATTTGGTGTGATTACTAATCTATTGTCAAATGGATTCAACACTAGAAATATTTCTACATTTATCCAGCCAAGCGGAATAAGTGCGTCCAATTCGCAAGCCCAAGCACTG